CTTCGCTGGTCTCGGCGTCGAAGCTGTCCCAGCTCGCCTCTACGGCGTCTTCCTCCGTGCCGAACTTCGTCTCGGCGAGTGCCGCGGCGATGCCCTCACGGGTCGTTGCGGGTGCATCAGGCATTGCAACCTCCCTGCTTCGTTGTAGGCTTCGGCCTCGGCCGGACGGCTGTACCTAGCCCCTCGACGTACTACCTACCACCGCCGGAGCGACCGGCGGGCGTCCGCTGGCCCCCGTTGGTCGGAACGCCGAACGCCGAGATGGCGAGTCCCGGGGGCGCTCCGGCTTCGCCGGGGCGGGCGGAGAGAACGGTTTCGAGCTGCGCGGCCTGCTGTTCCTTCTGGAGCTCCTCGTCGCTCTTCACGAGCTTGAGGATGTCCTCCTCGGAGAGGATGCCGGTCTCGCGTAGCACCGCCCGCATGAGGTCCGGGCGGGACGTTTCGGGGAGCGGGATGAGCAGGTTCATCACCAGCATCATGCGCTGAAGACGCTCGTCGCGCGTCAGGTTCTCGCGGGGCGTGATGGCGACGTCGATGTCGGCGTCCATCGCGACGTCCTCGCGGCTCCACTCCCACGTGAACTCCTCGCCGGTCTCCGTCACGAAGCGCTGCATCCGCGTCGCGTCGTAGAAGACCTGGATGAGCTGGAGCATGGTCCGGGCGATGCTGAGGTACCAGTCCTCGAGAAGCCCGCGACGCTCGGCCTGGCGAAGGTCGCCCTTGCCGGTAACGAGCTGGGTCTCCGCGGCGGTCTGGCGCTTCGAAGTGAACACGCCGCGCATCGTGTCCGTGGCGCCGGTGGCCTCCTTGAGCTCCTCCGCAATCTGCTGAGGAACGCCGTAGACCTCCTGCGCGAGAACCGGGAGCTGCGGGGTGTAGATGCTGTTCGGGGCCGTCTGCGGTGACGTCTCGACGTAGGCGCCCCACTCGGTCGACTCGAGGGCCTTCTTACCGGCCTTGGTCAGGCCGTTCTCGGGACCGAAGAACTTCGGGATGGTGCGCGCGATGTGGGTCGCGATGTTCGAGCGGTACTCGTCGAGCTCCTCCAGCCCGTTCTGGATGAGCCGCGCATCGCTGAGACCCTCGAACTCGTCGGAGACCTCGCGCGCCATGACGGGCTTGAAGGGGTTCCGGTCCTCGAGGTCCAGGTTCATCATCAGCGGATTGAGGCGCTGGTGGAGAACGAGGTCCTTTCGGTCACGCGGGAAGACCGTAACGAGGCCCGTCTCGAAGTCCCACATCTCGACGACCGTCACGCGGTCGTCGTCGCTGTAGTCGTCCTTCGGGATGGTTCCCATGGCCTCGAAGTCGCCCTCGAGCCCGGTCTTCATCTTCGAGTCGCCCTTGAGGTCGTCGAGAAGACGCTTCCCCTCGGCCTCGCCGTAGCGGTCGAGCACGAAGGCGCGCCAGGTCGGGTTCCACACGACCTCGGACGCCGGCGTCGGCGTGTACTGCGCGACCCAGCGGATATCCTCGATGGCCTTCGCGGAGGGGTCGTACCGGATGAACTTCCAGGGGACGTAGTCGACGCAGATGCGGTCGCGGAGAACCACGGTCTGGTCCTCCTTCACCGGCACGAGCTCCGCGAGCTGGTCCGCGGTGAGGGTCTTGTCCTTCCGGAACAGCTCCTCCATCTCCGCCTTGATGGCGGCGTCGGGGCGGTCCAGGGTCATCACGTCGGTCTGGTAGTCGTAGTACACCTTGACCCAGCCGATGTCCGCGAGCAGCGCGTCCTTGATGGCGCGCTTGCAGCGCTTCTGGCCCTTCGTGTCGCGCCAGGCCTGGTTCAGACCCTCGGTCGCAACGTAGGCCTGGGAGCGCGTGCCGTGGCCGATGGCCTTGCAGATGAACTCGACATCGACGGCGACCATCGAGGAGTACAGCGTGTCGATGATGCCGGTGCCGACACCGGTGGTGATGCGGTGTCCGCGGGAGGTGAACTGTGACTCCTTCGGCTCCTCGCGGTAGCGAGAGAACTGCGCGTCGCGGAGGGGTTCGAGCTGGTCGAACTTCTTGTCGGCGATGCTGAGGCGCCGGCTGTAGATGGAGAGCATGGTCTCTTCATCATCGTACACCCGGAAGACTTGGTTGCCGGCCATCAGGCTCCTCTCGGCGCAATCACGCCGGGTTCGAAGGTCGCGCGTCGCCTCCGTCCGCCGCCAATCCAACGCTCGTCGTCGCGCTGCCGGAGGTGCTGCTGGAAGACGTGGCCGTACTGGTTCGGCTCGAAGGTCTTCTCGGCTTCCTCTTCAACACTGCGCGGACCAAACGGAAGGAGTACAGAAGCAGCGTAACGAACAGCATCGACGTAGTGGGAGGTCCAGTCGTGAACCGGGTCCTTCGCGCTCTTGTCGCCTTCCGGCCCGAGCTTCCACTTGTGGGATGCGAAGGCGTGGGAGAGGTCGGCGGCGTTCTCGCGCGAGACGAACACGCGGTTCCCGGCCATCATGTTGTTGAGGATGCGGAGCGAGAAGTCCTGCGGCCGCTTCGGCACCGGCCCCACCGGCACCCCGGCCGTGTTCAGGTCGAGGATGACGCTGGTTCCGGTCGAGGGGTTCCGCTGCATTCCCGCGGGGTCCCCGTAGTCGCCGTCGGTGTGACGACCGCCGAACATCGTGTCGAGCTTCTCGTGGTAGGCCCGGGCCCAATCGGCCGCGGTCCACTCCTTCTCCGCGATGACGTCGAGGATGTAGAGATACGGGACCTGCATGCGGGGGCCCATGTAGTCGCCCTCCTTGTCGCGCCACTCCACCTGCATGAAGACGCAGACGCCCATGTCCCCGTAGCCGAAGTCCCAGCCGGTGTAGAGCGGGAGCTTCGGGTCGTACTCGAGCGGGATGCAGTGCTCGACCGGGCTCCAGTACGGGAAGACGCCGCCCTCGACGAGGCCGACGAACTTCCCCTCGACCTCCTGTTCGTAGAACCGGCCGTGGTAGTTGGCCCTGAGCGCGTCGATGTAGCCCGGAGGGAGGTGCTTGTTCTGGGTCGTCGGGGCGTTGAACCACACCGCGCCCTTGAGCCGGTTCTCCGACTCCTCGTGGAACGTGCGCCACATCCAGTCGAAACCGTTCGGGGTGGAGCACACGAAGCCCGAGGTGTCGTACCCCCGCTGACGCAGGCGGCCCGTGAGGACCTCCCACGCTTTCATGGTCACGTTGCGGCCCTCGTCGATGAAGAACCAGGCGTATTCGGGGCCGCGCTGCCAGTCCGGTTTGTCGAGGGACCGTAGCCGGATGACCGACCCGTTGATGAGGGTCAGCTCCTTCTCCGACTTCTTGTAGTCCTTCGACCAGTTCGCCAGGCCGGTGGTGTTGATGAGCTCCTCGAGGGTCGGGATGATGACGTCCTTGAGGACGGGATATGAAGAGGCCGCGATGACGCCGCGGGCCGCGTGGAACACGCCCTGCGGCTTCGGCTGGAGCGAGTAACGGAACCCGCGCGCGATGCCGGCGAACGTCTTACCGGCGCCGACCCCTCCGACGTAGGCGCAATACTGCGCCGGCGACATCACAAAGTCGGTCTGGGCCCCGGGATTGAGGTCGAGCTGGCGCGTCATCGTCGTTCAGGAGCTCCTCCCAGGGGTCTCGTGCCAGGTCGATGTCGAACAGGTCGTCGCAGACGATGCACACCTACGCGGGCTTCTTGTACGTGACGCCGCTGACGCTCTTCGCGCCCGAGCTCTTGCGGGCGGCGCGGCCGGAGCTCTTCGTGGAGCCGACGAGCTGCCGAACCTGGCGCCGACGGATGGGGTTCGCGGCGGTTCCGCCCGGCTTGCCGGCGGTAGCGGCGCGGGCCACGCGGGGCTTGCGAGCCGCGGCGGCTCCGCGGGGGCGAATGGGCGCGGCGGCCTTCGGGAGGCGCATGCCGGCCACGCGCGTCATGCCGGGGTTCTTCTGGACCTTCGTCACGGACTTCATGCCCTTGCGGACGGTCTGCGCTGTGCGTGCCATGGCTACTTCCTCCGGCCCTTGCGGGCGTTCCCGCCCGCGACGGCGCCGAAGTAGCCGCGCTGGGCCTTCGTCAGGGGCCGGCCGTTCGCGCGGCCCTCCTTGAGCATGACCTTCGCCTTCGCGGCGCTGAGCTTCTTCGCCATCATGCGCTCCTCGAGCTCATCAGGACGGCCTCTTGTACGTCGCTCGAGGCTTGCCGGTGTGGCCGGCCGCCTTCATCACGTTCGGGGTCGTGGAACGCTTCGGGCCGTAATCGGTCTGGTTCTTCGCGGCGGGAACGGGGTGGTGGCCGCCGGAGGTGCTGCGGCCGCGCCCCTTCACCTGCTGGAGTTGACGAATGGCCTCGCCGCGGTGGAACTGGCGCGCGATTTCGCCGGTATGCGACGTCGTCGGCTGGCCCGTCGGGAGCTCCTGGAGAGCGGAGAGGGCGGTCGGCGCGGCCTTCATCACGGCCTTGACGACTTTCTGGAGAGCCATCAGTCGATGGTCCGGATGCCGGTCTGACGCTTCGGGGCGCCGCTGCCGGCGCGGGCCGTAGTTCCCTTGGTCTCGCCGACGTCGATGGTCGAACCGGTGCCGGGGCGCCCGGCGGAGCGGGAGCCGCTCTTGTCGGAGCCCTTGCGGCCGGTTCCGCCGGCCTGGAGGGTCGAGAGCCTGCCGACCTCGGAGTCGATGGAGTTGTCGCGTTCGGTGCTGTCGGAGCCCATGCGCTACCGTCCCTTCGCGGCGGTGCGGCGGCCCTTCGCGAGCATACCGGTCGCCATGTTCGCCTGCTTCTTGGCCTTCGAGCCGTAGCGGCCGGCCTTGGCCGCGGCCATCTTCGAGGCCGGTATCTTCTGGCCGAGGGGGGTGTTCGTGGAGCGATGAAGCCCGCCCTTCGAAAACGTCACGGGCTTCTTGCCCGGGGCTCGCATCGTGACGCGCTTCGCGGCCACGGCTACGCCTTCGCCTCGGCCTCGCGAGCCTTCGCGCGGGCCTCTTCTTCCGCGGCGCGGAAGAGCTGGAGCTCGCTCTGGGTCATCTCCTCGGGCGACTTCGCGGGCGCCTCTTCCTTGAGCTCGGCCAGGGCCTCGGCGGCCTTGACCTCCTTCACGGCGGCGGCGGCCTTCGCCTTGACCGATTCGGTAACGGTCGAGGCCGGACGCTTCTTGGCCTCGGCGGCCTTCACGAACTCGCCGCTCTTCGCGGAGCGAGTCCGCGTAGCGGCCTTCTTCTCAGCCATGTTCACTCCTTCCGCAATGTTCACTGCGGCAGTGAAGATTCGCGCCGAGGGGTCTGACCCGGTCATGACTCCGAGACGGGGCTACCTTCCTCGACGGCCGGAGCTCGGGCCGGCACCCAAAGCCAGGTCCGGCCCCCGAGCCCTCGAGGGTGTACACCTGGCAGTTCTATGTACCTGAGGCGGACGCGGAACCCGCGCCTCTTGCGTGCGAATGGGCCTCAGGAGGCGTAGCGGTGGTCGAACCACCACCTCGCCTGTTCGACGGAGAGCCCGGCCGGCATGAGCGGCCAGTGCTTCCGCTTGGGGTTGGTCGACCGCTTGGAGCGGCCGTACGTCTTGGTGGCGCTGGTCTTCGGCTGCGCCTTGCCTCCGGGCTGGTACCGAGCCATGCGAGCTCCATCCGGAGCGCGAGATAGAGGGGGTCGCGCCCCTATGTGCTACGCATGCTCATTGCCCGCCTTTCTGCCGGTACGCGTCGACGAAGGCCTCGGCGTTCCGGAACTCCTCGTTGTCGGCCAGGACCTCGTCCACCTCGGCGAGCATCTCGTCCATCTCCTCGCGGAGACGGTCGGCCTCGCGGTGGGTCCGGGAGTCGGCCATGACCTCGGTGCGGGTGTTCTTCTCCACGACGACGCGCGGCTTGCGGATGCGCTCCTGCTTCGGCACGGCTACACCATCAGCCGTTCGAGGGCGTGGGCCTCCTCGGCGTCGGCTTCGCGCCGGACGAGGGGGATAACCAGGTCGTCGAGGGACAGCAGGGCGGCCCGGACATCGCGCCGGGCGTGGGAACTTGCCTGGCACTCCGCGGTGGCGAACACCGCCTCGAGTGCGTTCGTGGCCCAGGACAGCAGCTCGCGCGTCAGGTATTGGGTGCGCGGGGCCGCGGCTAGCGGGCGCGCGCCGGCTGCGTCCTCCATGGGGCCGGGGCGGTCCGCTTCTGCCATCGCTAGTCCAAGTCTTCCTCCGGAGGGGCGGCGGACCCGAAGAGGTCCGCGGCCGACGGAATGTCGGTGGGGGTGCCGTCCTCGCGCCTGGCAACGCCGGGGCGGCCGATGCCGTACTCGAGGGCCCGGGTCAGCGCCTTGAGGCGGTCCTCGGGCTTGATGGTCTTGAAGTCGCCGCGCCCAAGGGCGGCGTCGAGGAGTTCCTTGACGAGTTCGGGGGCCGCGGTCCGCGCGGCCTCGGCGGCGCGCTCCTCGGGGGAGAGGTCGCGCTTCCGGCGCTGGGCCTCGTGGGAGCGGCGGGCCGCGTCAGCGGGCGTCAGCCCGCCGAAGAGGGCGGTGCCGGTTGCGTCGGCGATGGGAGTGGTCTGCCGGCCGAGCACGCCGGGTACTGCGGAGCGCAACTCGGGCGCTGCGGCCTCGCTGCCCTCCCCGCTGGAGTTCCGCACGCGCACCTCGCAGAAAGTCTTTCGACTCTCGAAACATCTCGGGGCAGACCGGTCGCCCGGCCGCCCGGGCCGCCCGGGCCTCGAGGAGAGCCAGGCGGTGCTGGACTGTGAGGACCGATGCCTTTGCATTAGCCCTCTACTACTCGGGAAAGCGCACAACCACCTATATGCAATCTGCGAGCTGACCTGGGCTTTTACCCTCAAGTAGTGGTCGAGGTGTCTGAGGCCGACCAGGGCGTCCCGAGCCCCCGAAAAGGGGCCCCGGCCGGGGGTCCCGAGCCCTCTGGGGGTCTGTGGGTAGTGAGGTCCTCTGTGCGTTCGACCTAGGCCGGGGGCACCGGTCCGCGGGCATGCGCCCTAAGCCCTTTGACTGTGGCCCGAGGCCGAATGGCCCACTCGCCCTCACCCGCATGGTCTTGTCAATCGGTCATTGGTCTATGGTACGTACGCCCAAAGGCGTAGGGCCCGAGCCCATTGGGCCCGAGCCCCATCACCACCACCAGTAACACGCGCACCATGAGCCACGCTGATAGCCAGGCGCTACATCACGGCGTCCTACGCCGTTCGGCCTACCCGCACGAGAGCTCACATCCCCCGTAGTTCAGGCAGACCCAACGGTCGAGTGCCGCCGAGCGCCGCATCGGCGAGCCGCACTCGGGACACACGCGCTCGGGTTCGCTCCATCCCTCACCGTGCTCTTCGGCGATGTGCCCGCGCAGGCCGGCCACGCTATCCGTGCGGAATTCGCACCGGTGACACCGCGCGTCCACGTAGTCCAGGCCGTAGCCGTCGCCGGCCATCACTCGGCGCCGCCCCGAACCACGGTCCAGATGACGGCCTGGAACGGGGCGGTATCCACGCCGGCGGCCGCCGCCGCCTCCCGGAGCGCCCGGGCGACAGCTTCGTACTGCGCGCCCCGAATGGGCTTGTGCTCCGGCTCGCCGACGGCCCGCAGCATCCACACGTCGATAACGGCCGCGTCGGTGTCGCCCATGATGGCGCGGTAGAACGCCCGGACCTTATCGCCCCCGAGCACCGACAACGGCCGCTCCCCGGCGGCGATGCGCTCAGCCTTGCGCCGGTTCGCGCCGTAGCCCGGGACGGGCCGCCCGAGCCCCTCGAGCTCGCCGCCCTCGCCGAAGAGCTCCGGGAACGCGGCCCGGTGTAGCACCCGCTCGGCGCCCCGGAGGTTGTCGCGCCAGGACACCCGCGGCGAGAGCGCCGCGATGACACCCGCGGCCGTGCTCAGGCTGACGCCGTACTCCCCGGCGAGCGCATCGGCCGCGCGTCGGGCTACGCCGTACCAGTCGCCCTGTAGCTGCGCCGTACGCTCGCCCTCGGGGATGGCCTGCCATGTCGCGAGTAGCGCGTCGCGCATTTCCGTTTCAGTCCTCACAGCCGAATCACCTCCACATCACGGCCGGCAGCGCGCATACGGTCAGCCTCCCGGTCGAGGGCATCGGGCCCGAATAGGGCACGATGGGCGAGCTCTTGGGTCGCGAATACGGTCGAGTCGAACGCGACAATCCGCCGGCCAATCTCCCGGACGTAGGAGTCCCCGAGGTCGCCGCTCGGGCCCGTCATCGGCGAGGTGACGAAGACGAATACCCGAGCGTAGAGGTCCCCCGAGGGGTCAGCCTTGTACGCCTTAAGCACTTCCCACCTCCACCCGGGGAGCCGGGGGTCCTCCGTCACGATGTAGGGGTTCCCCGGCTTGCGGGAACGGCCCATCGGGTTCGGTTGTCTCGCCATTCATACCTCCGTCCTAGTCGACGGGCCCACGAAGACCGTTTCCCCGTAGGTCACCGCGATTGAGTCCTGGTCGTACGTGAGCGCCAGTAGCGAAAGTGAGCGCTCCAGTGCGACATTCGGCCGCGTGGACGTAGCACCTACCCACGTTGCCGAAGCTTCGCGCACTCCCTCGTATTCTCCCGTGCCCTCCCCGGCGAAGAACACTGCGACACCGTGACGCTCCAGGGCTTCATGCACCTCCGAGCGAAAGTCTCGCCATTCAAGGTCCGAGAGCTCCAAGCCGTTCACGTTGTCGCGCCGGCCGATGCCGACCACGATTGTCCACTGGCGCTCGGTCATCTTCCTAGCACCTCCCACCGTTGCTCGGCCAATCCCGAGCCGTCGCCGAAGTAGCAATCCGCCGAGCTCGTGCGCCCCCGGAATGGCACCTCTAGGAACGCGTCGCAGTGGTCGGCCGTACCGAACAAGCGAACATCGGTCGGGCACCGCGCCCCGAGGTGCGCAAGGCACCGGTCGGGGGAGTAGCGCGGCGATTGGCCGATGCCACCGTCATCGTGGTCCCCGTGCATGATGGCCTCTTCGCCAGCGTCAAACGGCCGCTCCATGCTCACCGCACTGCCCCGGCGTGCTGGCACTCGGCGCCGCACGGCCCGAATGCTTCGGCCATTTCGGCATCGGCGAGTTCTAGCCGGCGAGCACTTGGGGCCGCGGCCGCCACGGTTTCAATCAATGACCGGAGCGCGTCTTGCGCGTCCTGGTCGCTCATCCCGAGAATGTCCTCGGCCGGGTCTTCGCGCCCCGGGACGTACTCCCATCCCGCCCGTTCCTTTCCCGCCATCTTGACCCCTTTCCGCTCAGGGGGACCTTCCCGCCGAGCTCCCCTATTGTCGGTCTTCCCGGGCCCGAGCACATCGGCCATTCGGCCCATTCTCCGGGGGGACTACCGCCGAGCACCCGGGGGACTCACCCTCCCCCTCACCTCGAGACTCTCGAGCCCGTCGGCCTAGGCCAAAAACAGGGGCAGGAACAGGGGCAGGGCCTACGTCGAAAACAGGGGCAGCTCGAGACCTTCGACGGATGTGGCGAGGGGGTGGGCTGGTATGCTCTGACCATGACACGGAGACGAGGCGGCGACGACGGGGCCATCGGCGGGAGGTACGCGGGTACGGAGCCGTACCTCGCGCGGAGTAGCCGCGAGCCGAAGGCGTACAACGCGTTCGGCGACGTCCAAGAGGAGCCGCGCCACGCAGCGTACCTCAACGGCGACAACGCGCCGCTGCTGAAAGCCAGGTGCCCAGTACGTGCATGCGCCTGGCTCTCCCCGTTTACGGAGCGCGAGGCCGCGGTCGACTCCCTGGCGGCGCACTTCGCGCACACTCATCCCGACATGTACGGCGAGGAGGAGAGATGGTAGACGTACAGGACATCATCGCCTACGAGGAGGGTACGCTGACCCCTCGGCAGGTGCTCGAGCTCTTCGCGGAGCTCATCCGGACGGGTACGGCCTTCGAGCTCCAGGGCCACTATGGCCGCACGGCCGTCGGGTTCCTCGAGGCCGGGTTCGTCCTCCCGAACGGGGACATCACCGGGGCCGGCCTGGCCGCCTTCCCCGACGACGACGAGGTCGACCAGCCGCGGCTCATCTACGGTGGAACCGAGCCGCACGCGGTCGACCCGTACGAGGTCGAGGCCGAAGGCTGGGTCGGGCCCTTCGAGAGGAGAGCATGAAATGCGTACGCCCACCCGACGCCCCCTTCGCGGCCTAGACGGCCGCTTCCGCTCCTGGTCTTGGGTCGACTGCAACGAACAGGGGCGGGACCATGAGTGGGGTCCGACTCCGGAGCTCCGTGCCCTCGACTGCTCCTACTGGCGCTGCCGGCGCTGCCCGGTGTCGACTCGGACGTCGAACCGGCCCGCGGAAGCCGTGGTCACGGCCGTGGGGTACATGTCGGCCCTGCCGAACATCCAAGAGCTGCCGGTACGCCGGCCACCGGGGGTGCTTCGTGCGACGGCCTGAGCCCGGAGAAGAGCTGCGCTACGCGCTCCGGCGTAGCGGCGGCCACTACGCCCTCGCGACCGTGGTGCGCGTCGTCGACCTGGAGTCAAAGCAGGGGCGGCGGATGGGTACCGTCGTCATCGCGGAGAACCAGGCGGGTAGGACGCTGGTGTTCGACTTCGCCGACGTGTACACCGACAAGTACGGGAGGTGGACGGTATGAAGGTCACGCTCGAGGTCGACGACGTCGACAGCCTGACCGGCGGCGACCGCTCGGTGCTCGAGAGTCTCATGCGCGACGAGTACGTTCGAATGTCCATCGGATTGCTGCTCTCTCGACGAGACCCGGACGGGCACACCTGGGTCGTGTTCGTACAGGAGGTGGAGGCATGAAAGACTGGTGGTGGTGGTGGAACCAAGGCGTGAGCAGGGGAGGCAACATCCGCTGCGACATCGACCTGCGCCAGTTCGCGGCCGAGGAGTTCGGGCTGACGCTCACGGGCGTCTTCCTCGAGGACGAGGACGAGGACGGCTGTCCTCGGCGCCTGGTGCTGCTTCAAGAGGGGGTTGAGGCGTGAGCGCGAACATTCTGCATGAGGATTACGTGCTCTGTCACCACTGCAACGGAGAGGTCTTCCGCACCGACCTCGCCGTCGAGCTCCCGCCGACGTGCTACGGCTGCTGGGTGCTGCTACAGGAATATGGAGGTGAGGGATGAAGGTCAAGCTCGCACTACGCACGGACATCATCGGACAGGTCGAGGACGTGGAGTACGACGACGTCTTCGACTACGAGCTGAGCGGCTCGTTCCTCCTGCTCGTCTTCCCGAACGGCCGGGAGAAGGTCTTCCCGGTCCACCGGGTCTTCTTCGTGGGGGTGGAGGCGTGAGCGTACGTCGCCGCATCGCAAAGACCTGGCTCCTCACCCTAGCCGTCGTCGCCGTTGCCGGGGCTGTTGGGCTGATATTCTGGGTCGCCGGCTGGCTCGGGCTCCTCGGACTCATCGGGGCCTGCTCGCTCATCGCCTTCACGGGCTGGTGCCTCGACGAGGTGACGAGGTGACGACGAAGCGTCTCACCGACGGCCGCGTGGGCTTCTACCGCGCGCTGCCGCCCAACGTCGGGGTGTCCCTCGAAGAGGCCATCGCCATCGTCACCGCCCTGGCGAAGGACTTCGGCCTCGAGGATATCCGGGTAGACGAGCGGAACACCGGACGGTACGAGAGCGGCGGGTGCTTCGTCGCGCTGACGGGGGTGCCGAAGACATGAGAGATTTCAACCGCATCGCTGCCATCACTCAGAAGCTCGACCTGCTCTGGTCGCAGCCGAACGCCGCGGACATGCGCCTCGGGCAACTCCTCATCAACGTCGC